GACCCGTGAGAAGCTGGTAGCCTACCACGACAGTTACGCAAAGGCAATGGCGAAATACGACTTGCAGCGTGGCGTTCGGGGTTCGGAAGCACGGCATACCACCACCGCCCAATACTACCGTGACCTGAAACGGCAGACGGGGAAGCTTGAAGCCAACGTAAGGCAGTTGCAGACAGAACACCAACGGGCAGAACGGCAGCTTGACGAAGTGCGGAAAGAAATAAAGTCAGAGAAGCTGGAAGCCGCCAAGACCGAGGCGAAAGCAGCACTCGTGGCAAAGGTCGGTTCTCTTTTGGGCAGCGGCAGACTGAAAGAGTTGGAAGCCGACAACCGCACCCTGCAAGGCGAGGTTGCCGCCCGTGACGAAAGCATCGAACTGCTGCAACGGCAAATGCAGCGGCAGCAGGAGGAACACCAACGGCAAGTGATGGAACTGCAAGCCAAGCACCGCAGGGAGATGGCGGACAAGGAAGCGGAACACCAAAAGGAAGTGTCATTCCTGAAATCCATCATCCAGAAAGCCAAGAAATGGTTTCCGCTGTTTCAAGAACTGGTGTACATGGAGAAGTTCTGCCTTAAAGTCGGCTTCAACGAGCGACAGACCGCCACGCTCATCAGCGGCAAGCCGCTGTTCTACGAGGGCGAACTCTACTCGGAGGAACACAGACGGAAGTTCACGACCGAGAGGGCTGGCTTCCAAGTGGTGAAAGACCCGGCGGACAAATCGAAACTTGCGCTTGCCATCAACAGGCAACTGATTGGCGAGTGGTTCAAGGAGCAATTCGACAGGCTGTTCTCGTCCATTCGGAGAACAATCACACCGCCCCATAAAGGCAAAGGAATCGGGTTGTAAATCTGACAAACAGGAGGGTAGCAAGTTTGTGTTTTGGCCTGCCCAAAACCTCTTGCTATCCTCCCGTTGGTTGAAACATCACTTTATTTGTGCTCTAATCCTGCTCAAACTCGCTTGCGTGATACCCAAATAGGTGGCGATGCTTCCCAACGGCAATCGCTGTAGCAAATCAGGTTCTTTCTTCAATAGCTCCTTATATCGTTCCGAAGCG